ATCATTCTCCATATCAAACTTAATAACCCCACCTTGATCATTATCAGCAGGGCTATCAGTTGTTCGATTCAACACTAATTTTGGAGCAGTACCAGCATCAGCATTATTTGAATCTATTTGTAATACTGTATCGTTATCTCCTGCTGACAACGTAACGCCAGTGTCAGCAACGTGCGTTAAAGTTACGTCTTGATCAGCACCAAATTTAAGGACAGCACTATCACTGTCTAACAATAAATCATCACCAACCCAAACGTCTTTACCAACACCTAATCCCCCTGTAACAGCTAATGCAGCACTTCCCGTGCCTGTAGCTTCAGTTGCCGCAGACAATGTTATGTCTCCTCCAGAAGATATGGCTATTGCATCTTTATCTGAAGCTGACCCAATGTTACCGTTATCTGCAATTACAATACCAGCATTAAATGTAGCTTCTCCTGCTGCGCTCCCATCTATAGTTAAGAAAGTAGTATCAGAGCTACCGTCAGTGCCTTTAAGAATTATATCGGTGTCATTACCCTGTGCATCTATTGTAATATTTCCTGCACTTGTAGCAAGAGTTACAGCAGCATCCCCTGTTCCAAGGTCATCAGCAGCTACCGTTGGAGCAGCAAAAGATAAATCTGTTCCGTCTGACTTTAAAAATGTTCCGTTACTTCCAGCGCTAAGTACAGAAGGATCTCCACTTGCATCTCCTACTATAATTTTACCTCGCGCAATACCTGCCATCTTAGCAAGTGTTACTGCGTTATCTTGTATATCTGCGGTTGCTACTGTATCGTCAGGAAGTACAGGTACTTGGCTAAAAGTTACTACACCGTCTGAAGCAATCGCAATCGCATCAGTATCACTTGCACTTCCAATGTTACCTGCATCGGGTATTACAATATTACCACCAGTAGTCATTAGACCACCACCAGTGTAAGTTCCAGAGACATCCAGGTTAGCGTTTACATCTGCTAATGTAGCGTTAAGTTCTATTTCATCTGTAGCATTAATGTCTAAAACAGTAGCACTTGGAGCATTTATATTTTGAGATGCGTCATTAAATTGAAGCTGCATTGTACTGTTAAGTAATAATCCAGTGTCAGCTACATGAGTTAAAGTAACATCTTGGTCATTACCAAATTTAATAATGCTACCATCTGCTAAAAATAAATCAGAAAATTCTGCTGAAGCAGTACCTAGTGTAGCTCCGTCAGCACTAGAAGGAACAATAGATGTTCCAACTGTTGCTGTATTTAAAACAGGGCTAGTTAAAGTTTTGTTTGTAAGTGTTTGAGTTGCTGCAATACCTGCTAACGTATCTGTAGAAGCAGGAAGTGTGAGCGTGACGTTTCCAGCAAAATCAGAGTGCGCTGGTGCTTGTATGGCTGCGTAGTGAGCATTAGAAGATTCACAATAAAGTCTTACCGCAGATTGCGAACCACCGTTCTTTAAATCTATAAGTCCTGTTTCAATTCCTACGTTTCCGTCAATTAGAACCTGACCAGAACCTTTTGGAGTTAACTTTAAACTTACGTTAGTATCACCACCTGTTGCTGCAATTTCAGGTGCGTTACCTGTTGCTGCGTTGGTTACGTCAATTTGGTTTACGGCAGAGCTTGTAGTCTGAAAAATAATTTGCTCGTTACCGTTTTCATCGCCAATAAAATGTGCGTCATCTATTAAAATATTTTGTGAGTTAGTATCTAGATTACCTCCGAGTTGTGGAGTAGTATCTTCTACTACGTTAGATATTGCAGAAGAGGACGCTAAACCAGATACAATTGTAGACCTTTCTATCTTCTTTAAACCACCACCAGAAGTATCAATAGCTAAAAATACATCATCATTTGCTACCGTAGATATTTCTGATAATGAAGTAACTGCTGTAGGATTAAAGTTAGTTCCATCTGCAATAAGTAACATCCCAGAAGTATTTGTACCCATGGTCAGGTCATCTCCTGAAATGGTTAAGTCTCCTGCAATTGTAACATTCTGACTTGCATCCAACGTCATAGCTGTAGTACCACCTGTTGCAATGGTAATAACATCTGAACCACTAAAGGTTATAGAAGTATTAGTATCGCCATCTCCTGCAATACTATCAAGTTGTACTGCGCCTACATTACTTAATGCAGCATCACCGAAATCTACAGCTCCTGCTACAGTAAGTGTTCCAGAAACTTCTACGTTTGCATTAATATCTACAAGCGTAGCGTTAAGTTCTATCTCGTCAGTTGCATTTATATCTAGTACAGTAGCTGAGGGTGCGTTTATGTATTGTGATGAGTCATTAAACTGTAGTTGCATGGTGCTGTTCAAAAGCAATCCAGTATCGGCTACGTGCGTAAGTGTTACGTCTTGGTCATCACCAAAATTTATAACTGCTCCATCAGCAAGAAAAAGATCACTAAATTCTAAAGAGCTTGTACCTAGTGCAGCTCCGTCTGAAGCGTCAGGTACAAATGCGGTATTTGCAGTTATAGTAGTTCCTACAATAGTAGTAGCTGAACTTGCACCAATTGTAGCGCCATCTACTGTACCACCATTAATGTCGGCAGTATCTGCTACCAGTGCATCGGTAGTTACCGTACCATCAAAGTACGCATCTTTAAATTCTACTGAGCTTGTTCCTAAGTCTATATCGTTATCTGTTACAGGTACAATTGCACCATCTTGTATTCGTATTTGTTCTACTGCGCTTGAAGATACTTGTACAAAAATACCAAAACGATTGTTGGTGCTGTCTGTAACTATTTTATTCAGAAAGTCTTGATCGCCTATTTGTGGAACGTGTCCACCTTCTCCAGCCGTTCCATCGTGCTTGTGTCCTGTAGTGCCTGAAGAAGCGTAAGAAAATGCAGATAGTAGCTGGTTATATTCATTGTTAAATAACGCAGCAGTAATTGTATCTCCATCTGAAATTGTACTTTGTCGTGTATAAGCTACCATTTAAACTATCTCCTATTAAGTGGTGTGTAATCTATGTACAAACCATTTATAGCATACGGAGGATTTTTGTCTGTTGACCGTATCCTAAAACTTGTTGTGTTTCCAGTGCCTTGTACTGTTTGCCGTACCATAGGATCTTTGGTTCCTCCAAATTCTCCTGTACCAAATACTGCTGTACCGAACACGGCTGGTATTCTTACGTCTGGTGAATAATCGGCTGGTTGAGGTACATTTGTGTCTTCATAGTCGTAACGAACTCTTAATGAAGGCGCACACGTACCTTCAGGAGACAAAGACATTTTTACATAATTAATTGTTTTACGAGTCCCATAGTCTCCAAAATCAAAATCAGGAGACTGATAAGTGGCTTCGATGTTAGCTTCTGTTCCATCGTGTACAAAAGAATTTCCAGTGTCGTGAATGTAAACATACCCATCGTTATCGCCATGATAAAATTGTTCGTTATTGTCGGTATCAAACCCAGATACTATAGCTCTTGCTTGTATACCTTTAGTTTCTGACCACTCAAATCCTTTGTCTCTTATTGTACCTATGATACCTTTTGAGTTAGCAGGGGCTTGAGAAGTTGTTGTATAAAATAATCTATACTGTGATTTGTTTCGTATAACACAGCTTGTAAAAATATTGTTTGCCATATTACTTACAGCATCTCTAATTACAGGTTGTATTGCTCTGCTTACGGAACTTAATTCAATATCGTCAATACGTGCTGTCCCTGCAAGAGTACGTACCCCATCAGGGCTTAAAAATACTAAGTCACTACCAATTTCTTGTATACTTCCGTTTGCAAGACAGCCTATGTTTTCGGTAATAGGCGTTACTGCAACCGTTGAAGAGTTATTTATATTTTGTAATTTGTGTATACTGTTTAAACAAAATATAATTAAGTCATCACGAAAAGATTTTAATCCTACAATCTTATCTTCAATTACAATACTTCCAGAACCTGTAGATGAAAAATCATCAATGTCATTTGTACCAGAGTAATACACTGTATTTGGATTGTCTGTATCTCCTGCTACGACTAAATGTTTGTCGTGTATGGTACATACTTTTGCAGTAAGGCTTCCTGATATCGTAATATCCTTTACAAAAAATGTACGATTACTTAATGCGCCTGTACCTGTAATCTTAATGTAGAGTGGTTTAGAGCTTCCGCTTTCATCAGTAATAATAAGCTCACCATGTTCTGTAGTACCTTCGTACAGTGCAAAGTTTACTTGCCCTTGATTTGTTCTTGCGCTTGTAGAACGTCCTGAGAATGTAGAATAGTTATCTCCACTTGCAGAAACACTACTACGATTCATTAGTAAATACGTAACACCGTCTGTTGTAAAATAAATGTTTTCTCCACTAGCAGCAATCACGCCACCTGCATAAATAAAAAGACCTGTAATAGCGTTAGTGCTATTCGGTCTTGTTGCATCACTACCGCCATAAGCTGAAAATCCGTTGATTCTTCTATAGCCACCGTCTATGTCTACTTCAAAGTTTTCTAGGTCACGGGCAAATCCAGGCTGTGCCAATAATTGAAATTGATTGACGTTTGTATTCAGTCCTCCTACTAATGGTACAGCATACGGTTGACTTGGCATTATATAAACCTTATACGATCATCTTTAACATAGTTGGGTGTTGGCTCCATTAGGTGTAGCTTCATAGTTTTTAAGCCACGCTTGTAGTCTTCGAGTGCAAATGCAGCACCTTGGTTATTGTCTTTAAACTGGTGCATATAGTATCTTGCACGATTTATTAACACAGGTACATAGAGGTCTGGAAAAACTATGGTATCTCCATGTGCTGATAGTTCCGTAGGTAAGTTATACGCATAAAAGAAAATACGATATACTTTATCAGGTATTGGAGATAGACCAAACTTTCGATTGTCAGGACTCTTGATTACTCTATCGGGTGTACCGCCTTCTGCTTGATCCGCGTCATCTTTGTTTTGTGAAAGTCGAAAGAAATCTTTCCATTCTTCAATGGTTGTAAATCGTAAGTTACGTACTGTATGCGGTGCGCTTTCACCACTCACGCCTACTGTGGTTAACAGAAAGTTATCCCAATCGATGTAGCTGTAATCATCTACAATGCTACTTGAAGATTCTTTAAGCTCGTACCAACGAGTTCCTGCTACAGTCTCTACAATAACATTACCATACATAGGGTCAGTAGAACCTGACTCACCAACAGCCAGAAAAGGCCACTGTGGTTCTTCATTCACCATATCAAGATAAGCACGATTAACTAAATCTTTGATGTGGCTTTGAACACCCACAGACGAAGAAAAGTTAGAGGAAGTCAACTCAACTTCGTTGAACTCCCTCAACAATTCATTTGTTAATTGAAGATAGGTCGTTGCCATTAGTAAGAAGTTTTAATACGTTGTTCCATATTAAACTTAGAACCTTGAGCTTTACCAGCATTGTAGAATTTGTTTTCTAATTCGTAAATGCTTTGGTAGTTCTCAATACCTTCTTTAACCTGTTTAGTTTCTTCAGGCTTTGGCTGTTCCATCATTGGCATTATTAACATTTAAGTACCCTCTAATTTATTGTAATTGAAGTTGGTTGCTGTTCTTCAGGTATTTCAACTTTTAAAATAACTGTTAAAAGACCGTCAGTAAATTCAGCATTTTCTACAACAACGTGTTCTGCAAGTGCAAAGTCACGTATAAAAGACTTGCCACTGATTCCTTTATGTAAGTAGGAATCTTTTTCATCAGACGATTGTTTCTTGCCTTTGATTGTTAGTTTAGCATCTGTTTTGGAATGGACAACTTCAATGTCTTTTTTATTCCAACCTGCTAAAGCTACTTCGATTTTATATTCATCATCGTTAATCTTAACAAGATTAAATCTTGGGTATTCTACTTGACTAGAACCGTTTAAAAAACTTCGTTGTAAACGGTCAAAGCCTACTAAAAAATTGTTGAAATCAGATAAAGCGAGTGTATTCATAGTGTATCTCCTATTTCCTTTCGGTAAATGTTTAGACCCTTTCGGTGTCTGCTTGTGCATCTTTTTTGTTTTTACGAAAAATGCGGTCGTAATTCTCGTCATATTTTTTCTTGTCAAACCCTTTACGGTAACGACTTTCTTTACTGACAATCGTTCCTGTGTGCATCACAATGGGTTTTTCGTCTGATCCTAATTGCGGCATATAAAAATCTCCAA